TTTTCCGGAAAGCCTTTTGAACTGTTATCCTGGCAAAAAAGTATTGTCCAGGATGTGTATGGGACGGTGAAAGCGGACGGTAACCGTCAATTTAAGTATGTTTATCTGGAAGTGCCCAAGAAGAACGGAAAAAGCGAAATGGCAGCCGGTGCTGCTCTTTACCATTTATTTGCAGACGGAGAGAAAAACGGCGAGGTGTACGGTTGCGCGGCTGATCGGGAGCAGGCGTCTCTTGTTTTCGATGTGGCGGTAGATATGATCGACCAGCTGCCGGCTTTGCAAAAACGATCCAAAATTGTGGCCAGCAAAAAACAGATTTTCGATAAGGTGACCGGTTCATTTTATAAGGTCCTTTCCGCTGAGGCATATACCAAACATGGTTTGAATGTTTCTGCCGTTATTTTTGATGAATTACACGCCCAGCCGAATCGCGAATTGTGGGACGTGATGACTTTTGGGGCTGGTGATGCGCGCGCGCAACCGATCTGGTGGGTGATTACCACTGCCGGTGATGATCCGGATCGTGTTTCGATTGGTTGGGAGCAGCATGATTATGCCATGCAGTTATTATCCGGAGATCGGATTGATCCTACCTGGTATCCTGTGATTTTCTCCTACGATGGAGAAAAAGATATTTATGAAGAAAAAAATTGGTTTAAGGCTAATCCATCCCTTGGGGTGACAATCCAGATCGAATCAGTTCGGGAAGCGGCTGCAAAAGCAATGATTAAGCCCGCAGATGAGCGATTATTCCGCTGGCTGAGACTGAATCAGTGGATCACGACCAAATTGACGACCTGGTTGCCGATTGATCTTTTTGATAAGACCATTGGCCAATGGAATGAGATGGATATGGTGGGAATGGATTGTTTCCTGGGGGTCGATCTCTCTTCCACAACCGATCTTACTTCTTTATCGTTTTTGTTTCCTCCCCAGGCAGGCATTGCAGATTGGCGAATTATCTGGCGGAACTATATTCCCAGGGAAAGCATGGCCGAACGGATCGAGCGGGACAAAGTGCCTTATGACAAGTGGGAGAAGGAAGGCTGGATCACTGTGACCGAAGGGAACACGGTCGATTATACGGTGGTAGAGGACAAGATTTTGGAATTATCGAAAATTTACAAAATAAAAGAGATCGATCCGGATATGCATTTTGCAGCCATGTTGATGCAAAGACTGTCAAAACATGGATTTGAGATTGTTGATATTCCACAAACATTTCTAAATATGACCACCCCGATTGATGCGATGGAAAAGCTCTTCCGGGATGGCAAAATCAGTCATTTAAATGACCAGGTTGCGCGTTGGGCGTTTGGGAATGCATCCATTGCGAAAAACGGTAATGGAAACATGAAATTTGTGAAAGAACACAAGGGAAAGTCCGTTGTGCGAACCAAACGGATCGACCCGATTGTGGCATTGGCGAATGCGATGAGCCGGGCGTTGAATTATTCCAGTTCCGGATCTGTTTATAACGAACGGGGGATCAGGACATTATGAAAATTGATCGCAATGATGTCATTTTCCTGATTGGTTTTGGATGTTTGATTTCCGGCATCGGAATGTTGAGCATTCCTGCCGCTTTGATTTCGGCTGGAATCGTGCTTGTGCTGGTGAGTCTCGCCGGGCTGTTGTTTGGAGGTAGAAAAATATGAGCGAAGTCGGTATTTTACGGAGCTTATTCGAAAGAAGGTCACTGGACGAGAATTCCGGTTGGGGATTGATCACGAAGATGCGCGGGATGAATAATTGGGAAACACCCAGCGGGTTAAGTGTATCTCCGCAGCGATCGATCCAATTGACTGCTGTTTGGGCATCCGTTCGGATCCTTTCAGAAGGACTGGCCAGTTTACCACTGCCAATTTATAAACGTCTCTCACGCGGGAAGGAACGTGACGTCAATCATCCTCTGTACCGGGTTCTGCATGACCAGGCGAATCCATTGATGACCAGTTTTATGTGGCGTGAAACCATGATGGGGCATTGCTGCACCTGGGGAAATTGTTTCTCAGAGATTGAAAGTGATAATGCTGGCAGAATCAAGGCACTCTGGCCATTGCGACCGGATCAGACAGAAATGCGCTGGGTGGATGGAAAACTCTACTATGTGACCACACTTCCGGAGAGCCAGGGCGGCGGACGGGTTGGTTTACCCGCTGAACGTGTTTTACACATCCGCGGATTGAGCTCGGATGGCATGCTCGGTTATTCTCCGATCCGTGAGGCACGAAATGCACTTGGGTTGGCAGCTGCTACCGAGGAATTTGGTTCGCGCTTTTTTGGAAATGGTGCCAAGGCTGGCGGTGTGCTCGAACATCCCGGTTCTTTGAGTGATGATGCACATACCCGCTTGAAATCCAGCTGGAACGAGATGCACCAGGGGCTGGATAATTCACACCGGGTGGCGATTCTGGAAGAGGGCATGAAATATAACCAGATCGGGATCCCTCCGGAAGATGCACAGTTCTTACAGACCAGAAAGTTTCAGGTGAGTGAGATTGCGAGGATCTTCTTAATTCCTCCGCATCGCCTGGCTGATCTGGAACGGGCTACCTTCTCAAATATCGAGCAGATGAGTCTTGAATTTGTGATTTATACCCTGCGACCGTGGCTGGTTCGCTGGGAGCAGGAATTATTGCGCTGTTTATTTACAGAAACGGAAAAAAAGACACATTTTGCCGAATTCAACGTGGATGCAATGCTGCGTGGTGATACCCAAAGCCGATATCAGGCATATCATCAGGCCTGGCAGGATGGATGGCTTACGTGGAATGAAATCCGGGAGAAAGAGAACCTGAACCCGATTGATGGCGGTGATACCCATTATGTACCGCTGAATATGATTCCAGCGGATAAAGCGGAAGATTTTCGCAGCAATATCAGCATGAAGGATCTGGAAAAACGCTTTAATGTGGATGATATTCAATTTCTGAGTGCTCCTCCGATTGAAAGAGAAAACAATTCTCCTGGAGAAAAACGGGCACGCTCAGCCGGGACCAGGCGGCGCTTGATGTTGAGTCAACGACCGGTGATCAGTGAAGTGGCTGAGCGAATCGTGAAGCGGGAAGCGCGTGACATCCTTACCACTGCCAAGAAGATCCTGGGGAAACGCAGTCTGCAGGAATTGCAGATCTGGCTGGATGAATATTACGAAGAGCACAAAGATTTTATTCAGGGTGCTTTGCGCGGGACCATGACCGCTTATGCGGAGCTGGTGGCTGCAGAGGCAGCTGATGAAGTGCTGCTGGGTGATCTGGATATTGAACAGGTACGCCGATTTGTGAAACGCTATCTGGAAGCATTGGCTGATCGGCATGCTTTTGATCAGAAAACCCGTGTGAATAATTTATTGGCGAAAGCGCTCTCCTCCGGAGCAGACACTTATGAGACATTGGAAAACGACCTGAGCGGTTGGGACAGGTTGGCCGGGACATTTGGCCAGGAGGAATCGGTGCGTTTGAATGGTGCTGTTTCCGTGTTTGTGTATGCTGCTGCCGGTGTAGCCGCGCTGTATTGGAATTCTTACGGGGAAAGCTGCCCGTATTGCAAATCATTGGATGGCCGCAAGGTTGGCATGCAGGAATGGTTTTTACAGGTCGGGGATGTTCTGCGACCGGAAGGTGCGGATGAGTTGAAAGTTTATCAGAATGTGAGGCATCCACCGGCGCATAGTGGCTGTGATTGTTTGATTTCAGCAGGCTAGGACGCAAAGACGCAAAGAAAAAGGCGCAACCCCCGAGTGGGTGATAAGGCGCAAAGAAAGGAAAAAGATGATGGAATTGGAGAGAAGGGCGTTTACTTTAAAAGAAATTCGGGTGATGGCTGATTCGGAGGGTGATCCGGAATCGGGACCCAAGATTTATGGATATTCAGCGGTATTCAACCAGCTCAGTCATGATCTGGGTGGATTCCGTGAGCGTATTCGTCCCGGTGCATTTGCCAATACGATTCGGGTGGATGATGTGCGCGCACTTTTTAACCATGATGCCAATTATGTGCTGGGGCGAAATGTTTCCGGGACATTGAAACTGGCTGAGGATGAACACGGCTTGATTATTGATACCACTCCTCCAAACGCACAATGGGCGAAGGATCTGGTTGAAAGTATTAAGCGTGGAGATATCGATCAGATGAGTTTTGGTTTCCGGACCATCAGCGATGATTGGCACAAAGAAAATGATGAAGTGATCCGGGAACTGATTGAAGTTGAATTGTATGATGTTTCGATTGTTACTTATCCAGCGTACCCACAAACAGTGGTGCACGCCAGGGATTTATTGAATGCTCACCAGGCAGAGCTATCTTCAGGCCAGGAGGAAGTTGATAGCGGGCAGGAATCGGAGACGGAGGGAGAATCGCAGGAGCGATCTCGCAAACTGGATCTGGAAAAGAAACGCCTGGATTTGTTAAAAGAACTAACTAAAAACTAACCAAATAGAAAGAGGAAAAGAAAATGAAACAAATTCGTGAAATACGAGCCGAACGGGCTGAACTGGTGGAAAAAGCTCGACACCTGGTTGACATTGTCGATGAGCAAAAACGCGCAATGAATGAAGGGGAATCGAAAGATTATCAATCATTCATGGAGCAGATTGACTCACTGGGTAAGGATATCGAGAAACGTGAAAAGCTGATAAATCTGGAAGCAGAGCTGGCAGCCAATTCCGGAAAGAATGCCGATATTGGCATGAGCGATAGTGAATTACAAAAATATTCACTGCGCAAATTGATCAATGCGATGGCCAATGGTGATTGGCGTGGTGCTGAATTGGAACGCGAAGCCAGTGATGCAACATCCAAGAAATTGGGTATTGAACCTCGTGGAGCTTTTGTTCCTCAGGACTGGCTGGAAAAACGTACCAATCCATTAACCAAAGCAGATGCCACTTATGCAGGATATTTGATCGGTAATGATTTCCGACCAGAATCCTTCATCGAAATGCTGCGCAATCGCATGGTTTTACAGCAAGCCGGTGCTCAATTTATGGGCGGGCTGGTTGGTGATGTGCAGATTCCAAAGCAAACAGGCGGAGCAACTGCTTACTGGATCGCTGAGGGAAATCCTCCGACCCAGAGTTATCAGACTGTTGGCCAGGTGACTTTGGCACCCAAGACTGTTGGTGCTTTTACCGATTACACCCGCAAACTGCTCAAACAATCCTCCGTGGATGTTGAAATGTTTGTACGGCGTGATCTGAGCACCATCCTTGCTCTGGCAATTGATAAAGCCGGATTGCACGGGACCGCCAATAACAACCAACCACGTGGCGTTGCCGCGACCGTTGGAATCGGGTCAGTCCTTGGTGATACCAATGGCGCAGCTCCGGATTGGGCAGATATTATCGATCTCGAACGTGAGGTTGCCATTGATAATGCTGATGTTGGTGCGTTGGCTTACATCACCAATGCAAAAGTGCGCGGAAAACTCAAGAAAACATTGATCACCGCGACCTATGGTGAAAGAATGGTTTGGGAGAACAGCAATACCCCATTGAACGGGTATAAGGCTTTTGTTACCAATCAGGTTGCCAGCGATCTGGTTAAGAACAGCTCGGGCGCAGTTTGTTCAGCGATCTTCTTTGGGAACTGGGCAGATCTGATCATCGGGCAATGGGGCGGTCTGGATATCCTTGTGGATCCTTACACCCATTCCACCAGTGGATCTGTGCGCGTGGTTGCATTGCAGGATGTTGATGTTGCCGTTCGGCATGCTGAGAGCTTTGCAGCGATGCTGGATGCTTTAACTTAATCGGAAAGTCAATTGATTGTTGATGGGCGGGGATAAGCCCCGCCCGTATGAAAAGGATGGAAAAAGAGGTGAAAGATGTATGATCTTTTGAGAGATGGGGTTATCAGCATTCAGGCGTTGGATGGAGCTGCCGATAACGAAACATTGACCGGTTCCGGTGTAGATATGCTGGATGGCAGTTTCAATACAGTACTATTCGCTGCCGGTGGTGTGAAGGGAGCAGAGCTGGAATTCAATATCAAGGTTTTTGCTGCTGCCGGTCCAACATTTGCCAATGAAATCGAGCTGGATGGTTCTGACACTGATTTTGAAGCCGATGTGTACACCGATGGTGTGGTGGCTGTGCAGGTTCATAACCCACAACAGCGTTACTTGAGACCCAAGATTGTGGTCCCGAATGTTCAGACAGGCATCTCCTGTGGAAGTTGTGGCGGGGTAATCTGATGAAAATCGAGATCTTGCGCTCTACTGTGTGTGATGGCGTGATGGTGGCAGCCGGGGAAGTGATTGAAGCCAGTGATCAGGATGCGCTGGTCCTGCTGACGATGGGTAAAGCCAAACCAGCTGGAAAAAGTGCACCAGAATCGGCTGCGATTGTCGCACCCGAAAAAGCCGTGAAGCAACCAGCTGAGACGGCTGTGATTGAAACACCTGAAAAAGCCGTGAAGCAACCAGCTGAAAAGAAACCTGGTGGGAAGAAAGGTACCGGGAAGGCGGTAAAAGATGGCGCTGAGGATACTACATCCGGTTAATCCGGAAGATGAACCGATCGACCTGGCAGAGGCAAAGCTGCATTTAAGGATTGACCATGATGACGAGAATACCCTCATCAGCAATCTTATCACGCTGGCACGCCAGGAGATCGAGCGCCTGACCGGGTTATGCCTGGCAGAACAGAGCTGGATTCTAACTTACGACCGCTGGCCGGGGCGAGAGATCAAACTCCCGATCTGGCCGGTGGTCATGGTGGATGGAATCAGCTATCTGGATGAGGAAGGCACCAGCACTCCGATTGATGAAGATGATTATTTGCTGGATACTTTCTCACGACCTGCAAGAATCGTACTGGCGAAAAATGCGAGCTGGCCTGGTGTGGAATTGTGGCCGGTGAATGGCGTGCAGATCACATTAACTGCCGGTTACAACATGGATGGATGCACAGGATCGGAAGAAATGCCAATGCGTTATCGCCAGGCAATGCTGTTGATGATTGGCCATTACTATGAGAATCGCGAGGCGGTATATACCGCACCTGGTGGCAATGCCAGTATATTGCCGATGGGTGTACGGTCCTTACTGGCTGACGATCTGAAGTGGGTGAGCTGATACCCAAAGGGCATGATATGCAAAGTGGAAAATTGCGTAAACGGATTGCGGTGCTGGATAAGCAGGTGAGCAGGGCTGCCAATGGTGAGGAAAAGATCGCCTGGTTTGTTTTTCTGCGTGCCTGGGCGAGCATTGAGCCGTTGCGCGGGCGTGAATATCTGGAAGCCAGGCAGGTACAGGCGGATGTTGATACCAGGATGCGATTAAGACACCAACCGGGAAAGGATATTCTCCCCAGAATGCGGGTGAGCCATAACGGACGGTATTTCGAGATCGAATCGGTAATCAATGTGCGCGAGATTGGCGCGGAGATCAATTTGATGTGCAGCGAGCTGCTTGATGAAGTGATTGAGGATACCAATGGCGAAAGCGTCTAACAAAATAACCAGTTCGCTAAAAATGAAAGGCGATAAGGAATTGAAAGAGAAACTGGATCGCCTGGGAAAATATGCCAGAGCTGCTTTGCTCACAGCTGCCAAAGCCGGAGCTGATCCGATTCGTGGTGCTGCGCAAATAAATTCTCCTGGTGGAGAACCAATTTTGATTGGCAATGAAAAGATCGATGGTGGTACGGCTGAGGTGGATATCGGCTTTGATGAAGAAAAATGGTATCTGCGCTTCTTTGAATTTGGTTCATCAACACACGAAGTAACAGGGAAAAAAGAAAATTATGTTTCTTTCAAACATCGAAAATCAAAAAAGAATCAGGCACCAGAACAAAGAAAAGTTGTTGGATCGCTGGCATTCGAAGGAAGAAACGGGTTGATTATTACAAAAAGCGTGGAGCACCCTGGCATGGCTGCCAAACCGTTTTTGAGACCTGCAGCTGACAGCAAGCAAGACGCTGCCAGAGATGCGGCCGGAGAGGTATTCCGGAAAGAGATTGATAAATTGGTGGAGAGTCGATATGGCCAGAATTGATGAAGCCTTGTATGCGATTGTGACTGAGGATCCTTCCTGTTTTGAACAGATCGGAAACCGGTTCTATCCATTGATGATTCCCCAGAATGCTGCCTTACCAGCTGCCTGTTACCAGACGATCACTACCCAGCGGAAACGCTCGCATCAGGGACCATCGAAAACGCCAGCTGCCAGAATGCAGATCACCATCAAAGCAGCCAGTTACGACAAAGCGCTGGTGGTTGGCAATGTGCTGCGCCTGAGACTGGATGGATTCAAGGGGCGTGTAGGAGGCGTGAGAATCGCCAGCATGCACCTTGAAAATGAGTATGACGGATTCAACCTGGATACTAAGAGTTTTACGGTGCGCCAGGATTACAGAATTGAATATTACGAGGAGTAAAAAAAATGAGTGAACAAATTGCAGATGGAATTGCAGAGCCCACCTGGGCTTACGATACTGCTTTGCAGATCAAAAGATCAATAGATAGTATTTTCACGACCATTGCGCGGGTTGAGGATCTGGACGGTCCGACACGCTCACGTGATTCGATTGAAGCGACTCATCTACGCAGCCCTAACAAGCATAAAGAGTTCATGCCCGGATTGATGGACGGCGGAGAGGTCAATTTCACGATCCAGTTTGATCCAAGGGATCCGAGCCATGATGCTACTACTGGCCTTGAAGCGGCTTATTATGATCGCGAAAATGCGACCTTCCGAGTCTTACCTCCCATCCCCGGACAAACCGGGTATCGCTGGGGGTATGAGTTCAAGGGTCACATCACCAAGATGGGGCAGAAATACCCGATGAATGATCTGGTGCGCCAGGATGTCTCGATCAAATTGAGTGGACCAGCGGATCTGGATGAGTACGAATTTACCGAGGATACCTCTGTCTGAGTCGATTATGGCTGATAGAAATGATGATCCCAACGCAATGATGCAACTGACCGGAAAACACGCCGGAGAGCGTGCCCTGCTGGTTTTGGGCGGTCCCTCCGGCGTGAATTGGCAGAAACTTGCCAGCTCGCTGGCGTTTGATTTTGTGATTGGCGTAAATGGTGTGAATGGACAGATCCCACAGCTGGATTATTGGCTGTGCATTGAAAATATGCAGCATACATTCTCCCAGGCACAGAAACATAAAAACAAACGATACATTCCGATCATGGAAATGTTTTTGCGCACCGGCGCGAAGGTCAGGCTGGTGAATGATAAGAGTTATCGCCTGTTAAAAGATCAGAGCAATGTGATCAAAGTGAGGCGGGCGTATGGTCTGGAACTGGAATATCTACCAAAGGAATTCAGTGTGCGTGAATATGGAAGGGGTCTGCTGGTGGGTCCATCGGTGGGGCGTGAAGGTGTGGATGCTGCCGAGCTGACGATTGGCACCGTAGGATTGCAGGGCTTGCATTTGGCCGGAATCCTTGGGGTTGCTGAGGTGCATACGATCGGGTTTGATTTGATGCTGGCAGAATCGCAGCACTGGTATGAGTATCCAAAGACGTACGAACCGGGACGCTATTTCAATGAGAAATCATTTATTGACGTATGCGGCGCGCAGACAACCTGGCAATGGTTTGATACCGCTGAGTATTTACGGCGCTTTATCCCCTTCCTGGAAGCTGAAGGTGTGCGCTGGGTGGATCATTCGAATGGGTTATTGCAGAAGATGGAGATTATGCCTTGGTCTACTATATAAGCAATCATCAAAATAAAAGTATGGCATATAGCCAGGCAATGAATGCTGCCGGATGGCGTCAGGCTGTGAATCCAATGGAAGATGGCGTGAAGGTTGCGCTCTTTGATCATGATGTTGGACCTGCCGGGATGGGTTTTCGTATTCCGCTGGATGAGCTGAATCGCAGGAAGGTACCGGTTTTGATGTACCCTCACGCGGCACGGCCGAACCTGCAGTGGGATGGCATGTATCCATTATGGAAGCATACCAGAGTCATGTTTGTGATGAGTGAGGGGCAGGCGGAGATTATGAGGTTGTATGGATATCCCCTTCCGATCGAGCCGATTGGCTGGAGTTTATGCCCGATCCTGGATTGGAAGCCGGTGGAGATCAAGAGAAAGATCAAAGTTCTGTTTGGCCCGATCCACCCGAACGGGAACGGGTATCTGCATGAGATTGATAAAAACACCAATATCAGAATCTATTCGATGTTGATGAATACCCCAGGGATCGATCTGACCGTACGACATATCAAGAGGATTGATTTGAGCGGGATTCGCAAGATGGTGGGTCCAAAGTACAAACTGGGAAGAGCACAAATCAGCGATGTTTGGGAAGATATTAGAGCTGCTGATGTTGTGATTGGTCATCAGACAATGGCTTATATGGCGGTAGCGATGGGAAAGCCGGTGATCATGTTCGGTGATCAGAATATCCCGCATAGCGGGAATCATGCTGCCACGATGAAATGGGCGAAGAGTTATGACAAGTACCAGCAGCTGCTGCGCTATCCGATGGAAGCGGAGAATGCCGGGGATGGACCAGCCTTGCGACTCATGCTGGAACGGGTGATGAAAAGGAATGTCGGGAAGAGCTGGAAGGAGAGGATGATTGGGGATGCTTTTAACGCGGGAAGGTTTGTGGAGCTGGTGGAGAAGTATGCTAGCTCGTAGCTCGTAGGCTAAAGGCTAAAGGCGAACCCCCAAAGGGGGTGATAAGGCGAAAGGAAAAAATGTCCAGGAAAATGTCCAAAGAAGTGTCCGAAAAAGTGTCCAAAGAAATATCACCAACTGGTGAAGAATTGGCTGAATATTTAGAAGATGTATTCGTAAAGCTTGATAACGAATTGAATGCAATTGAGAAATTTGAGAAAAGCAGGGAAGAACTCATTGAGAAAGAAAATGAGTATTACAAAAATCTAGTTGGAGCAGTTGAAGAGGTGGCTATGAGTAAATATTTGACGAAGGAAGAGTTTCTGAAAAAGAGACCGGTGCGGTTTGAGGATGTGGAGATTCCGGAATGGGATGCGAAGGTGCGCGTGAAGGAATTGATGTCCTCAGCGCGTGACAAGTGGGAGCAATCCAACCTGCAGGATGCTGGCAAAGGCCAGATGAAACTCAGGCTGCAGAATGCCAGGGCGCGTTTGGTTGCTGCTTCTGTGATCGATCCTGATTCTGGTGAATTGGTTTTCACGGATGAGGATGTGCTGGCGATCGGCGGGCAGAGTGCTGCGGTAATCGATCGTATTTATGATGTGGCTGCCCGGTTATCCGGCATCACCGAGAATGATCTGGAAGAGATCACAAAAAACTAAAGGAGCGCCAGCGAAGGCGATTTGCTTTCCGGCTGGCGCTGGCTGTTGGTGAATGGGATGTGGATGGAATGATGGAGAATATGCCGTCAAGATTATTGGATGAGTGGATTGCATTTTTCAGCCTGGAACCCTTTGGGGCTTTTCAGGATGAATATCGCATGGCCACTGTCACCAGTATGATTGCCAACACTGCGAGGGATGACAAAGAAAAACCGAAACCATACCAACCAACAGATTTTATGCGTGAAGTATTCACAAATGAAGTTGAAAAATCTCCTGAGGAAGTGATGCAGAAATTGAGCAATATTTTCTCGGGTTTTGGTGCAAAACGATTGCCGGGGACCTGATCTATGGCGACTCTAGCAAAACTGGTAGTGAAACTGGTCACAGATGTGAGTGAATTCACCTCAGGATTGGACTCAGCATCAAAAAAGCTCACCAAGGTGGGTGATAGCATGATCAATGTTGGCAATAAGATGACTGTTGGTTTGACATTGCCTTTGGTGGCTGCTGGAACTGCTGCAGTAAAGATGGCATCCGATTTAGAGGAATCAAGAAATAAGGCAAATGTTGTTTTTGGGGATATGGCAAAAGATATTCATAAGTTTGCAAGCACAGCAGCAACTGATTTGGGTATGACACAAAATGAGGCGTTAGGATTTGCAAGTACATATGGCGCAATTCTAAAAAATATGGGGCTTGGAGAAGCCGAAGTAGCAAAAATGAGTAAGGCTCTTGTTCAACTTACATCTGACTATGGCAGTTTTCATAATCTCTCAGCTGAGGAAGCGTTTGAAAAAATCAAAGCTGGATTAGTTGGTTCATCAGAACCATTAAGGGCGCTTGGAAAAGATTTGAGTGTTTCCGCTGTTCAATCATATGCGATGGCGAATGGAATTGCGGCATCTATTGACGCTATGACAAATGCAGAGCTAGCGCTGGCCAGGTATGGAACATTGCTGGAACAATCCAAGGATGAAATGGGAGACTTCATCAACACATCTGGTGGATTGGCAAATTCAACAAAAATACTTGGTGCATTGTCACAAGAATTATTAACAAGTTTTGGCGCTGAGTTGGTTCCAGCGGTAACGGATTTGATCAATATATTGATTCCATTACTACAAAAATTTAATAATATGGACCCTGCACTTAAAAAAGCAATTGTTCAGTTGCTGATGGTTGCTGCGGCTTTGGGTCCCATTCTGACTGTGGGTGGAAATGTTGCCAAGGTACTGGGTTGGATTACCAAGGCTTTTGGTGCCAAAACTGTTGCTGCCAGTACAGCAGCTGCTGCCACCGGGAAATTAGGGTTTTCGTTTGCCGGGTTGGCTGCCAAAATTGGACTGACAGGAGGGGCTTTGGCCGGAATGAAAGGAACATTAGTTGCAGTCGGAGGCGCATTAGGTGCAGCAATCGGCCCGGCTCTGGCACTTGGAATAGCGATTGCAGCCTTGATAATTTTAATCAAAGAGGCAGGTCCTGAGGCGTGGGCAAATTTTAAGGCAATATTAGAACTTGAAAAAATCATACTAAAAAAGTTGTTTGACAATTTAAGAAAAATGTTGCCGTCCTTCAATAATATTGGTCGACAAATAATGGCGGGAATGATCAACGGCATTCAATCAATGGCTAATTCATTCATTTTGTCCGTTGTAAACCCTGTAAAAAACATTATTGAAGTAGTAAAAAGAATTTTAGGAATGCATTCTCCTTCAAAAGTTTTCTTTGATGTGGGAAAAAATATGATGAAAGGATTTGAAGAAGGTGTCTTAGGAAATTCAATGGACAAAGTTGTTGCGAGATTACGCTACATTTTGAAGAATTTCAAAGAAGTATTTACAAATTATCAAGAAGGACTTGAGAAAGGATTTTCTCAAACTGCTCAAAGTTATATCAATTACTACTCCAAAGTTGTAAAACCTTTTGACAATTCTTATCCACGTGAACCAATAAAAATTAATGGTGTTGTTCGGGAACAAATTTCCTCGAACTTCAAACCATCCTATGGAATTACAAATGATAATAAATTTGTGTTCTATGGGGATATTTCTGAAAGCGCAAAGAGAAATCTTAGACTTGAATTTAGTAAAATGTTTGACACAAAATTTAAGGCGGTGATTAATTGACACAGACATTGGATTACATGATCGGTGCCACGCTGGAAGGGATGGAGGAGCTGAATAATCTTTACAATGATCTTCCAACTCCCCAGGCAACTTTTCGGGCTGGATCGGAGCGGGTTACTCTGGCGAGCGGCAAGGTGCGTGATTTTGGCTGGCCACAGGCAAGCTGGAATTTTCCGATGCTGGATCTTACGCAGCGGGATTTTTTGAGGGAGTTTTGCTCGGGTACCAGTGAGATTGTTTATATCTGTACTCCGACCGATGGAGACGATCTGGAATTCAAGACATTCCGGGCTGTGATGGTTTGGCCGGAGGAGGAAGATATCCGTGCTGAGTTGGTGTTCAATTTGATGATTAAGTTTCAGTATTTGATTGAGCAGGAAGAGATTAGTTAATAGGATTCAGGTTTGAGGATTGAGGATTCAGGAAAAGGTGAAAAGATGAGAAACAGACTATTAAATAAAGGATTATTTTGAAGCCAATAGTAGATATCTCGTTTTGGCAACCAGCATCAACCATTGACTATGATAAGTTAGCAGAGTCAGTCAGTGGTGTAATTCTGCGTGGTGCTTATGGTATTTGGGTAGACACTCAATTCGAAAAGCACTATGAGGAATTATTGAAGAGGAATGTTCCTATCGGCGTCTATCATTATGTCATTGGAAATTACACTGGAAAACAACAGGCAGCTATTTTCTATGAAGCTATAAAAGGAAAGAAGCTTCGACTTGGATTGTGGAATGATGTTGAAGATAGACGACCTGTAACTGGTTTGACCAGTGACGTGGTGATTCAATATCATAATGAGATCGAGAAGCTCTACGGAAAGAAAGTTGGAATTTACACTGGTGTATATGCCTGGTTCGAGATTATGGGAAGTAAGAGCACCATGTTTGCAGATCGTGATTTGTGGATTGCTCATTACGGTGTGATTGTTCCCTCTCTACCAAGATACTCGTCTTGGAAGAAATGGGTAATTTGGCAACATACCGATAATCTAAAAGTTGATTGGTATTATTCCGGCGTTGATGGGAACAAATTCAATGGGACAGACCAAGAATACAACGAGCATTTCAAGATTGTAGATGATCTTCCACCAACAATTCCGATAGGAAAATTCTGGTGTGAGTATTGCGGACAATATACGGAAAATGATTCTCGTGGTCATTGTGGAAAATGTGGTGCTCCACGAGAAGGATGGGTTCCACAACCAACTCCTGCAATCCTAAAGACACTACGAGTAGTAACAATCAGAAAAGAACCGAATACAAGTGCAACAAGTTTGGGCATGCGATCAGCAGGATCAGAGGTAGAAATTCTTGATATTTACGTTAGTTCAGCATCCAGCGTTTGGGTGAAGGATGCTTTTGGATGGTCAGCTATTGTTCATGCTGGTATCAAATATATGGAGTAGAAGGTTGGATAAATGGCGCGAGCGGTAACGAGTGACGAACTGACATTGTTAAGATCGGATCACCAGCGGTCCAGGTTATTCCTGGCGATATTTAAGCCATCCACAGTGTACACAGCCAGAGTCAACCAGAGCACGTTTGGCGACCCTGTGGCGGAGATCACGTTTGATGGCGGATCGGGGACGCTGGGGAATGTGCTGGTGGGAATGACCTTGCTGGTGGGGACAAGTGCGGGTTCCAGAGATAAAGGCACGGTGAGGATCAGAAAAACACCTGGTGCAAGTACGTTTTATATTGGAGCTACCAGTGAGGTTGAGTGGGTAAATGATCTTTATCTGACCGTGATTGATGACTTTGAATTGCGAGCAAAACTGCCACAAGTTGTATCTGATGAAATTTTTGTTGATTGGGATGTGGCATACGTTGATCAGCATGCTAATTTTGCCCCTGTACCCGTGTTGGGTCCGCATGCGGTTTTGAAGCTGGTGGAAAGTACAGTTGACTTTGAGCCGGATGGATCGGATAGCTGGGTTTTGGGATCCACGATCAGTTCGTATACCTGGATTGCTCCTGGAGCGAGTGCCACGGCGAATCTCAATACTGCCACACCCACGATCACCTATAATTCGACCGGGTGGAAACGGGTGGCTCTGACAGTCACGGATGCCAATGGAAAAACAGCGACCGGTTATCGCAGAGTATTTGTGTATGATGATGACAATTTGCCAATTGAAAATTTCGAGCTGGTGAAGTGCATCGGGGATCATGAAAATGGCGGCTGGGAATTTGAGGTGAGATTATTTGATGAGGCTGATCTTGCCGATGTTGTACCGGGCGCATTGAGTCTGTTGTTTGCTGAGGATTGGTATGGATCCACGATGCAGAGTTTGGGACCGCTGGCCGGATATGAGAACCTGATCTGCATGGGAAGGATCGATGGTGAAACGATCGATTATGATGGACAGGTGGGAGTCGTCTCATTCGAGGTGAATGGTCCGCAAGGATGGATGAACAAGATCACCAGCTCGCCTGCTACGTTTACCGCTGCCAATGATCAGGCAAGTACCTGGAGCGAGTTTGCCAGCCCGACCGTGGATAAAGCGCTCTTCCATCTCCTGCATTGGAGAACAAATGCGACCCAGATCATGGATATTTTTCTGAGTGGAGATACCAGACGACTTCCGGAGATTGAATTGCCGATTAATAATATCTGGCAGCAAATTGAGGACCTGGCAGCGCGTAGGATGCTCGCAGAAGGCTGCTGTAATCGATTTGGACAGCTAATCGTTGAAATTCCCGGGCAATTATTGGCTATGGCTGACAGAAGCGGGATCCCAGGCGTGATGGCGATCACAAAAGATGACTGGAACGGGAAAGTTAATATAGAATACCGCTGCCCACAGGTGGGGTTAGCTGAGCTGGCCGGTTTACTGGATGATACTCCCGAGCAGGTGATCATGAGCCGGGCTCCTGGAATTATTCCGAAACGGCAAGGCAGTTTTGAAAGCTGGGATGGGTTGGTTTTCGATAATCAGGATCATGCCAATGTTTTGAGTGGTCTCTTCCTGGCCAGGGAGAATAACCCTTACCCGCATGTTGATATCAACCTGGCGCAGAATAACCGCATGATGGATCTCTGCCCGAATCAGTATGTGACATTGAGCGTACTGGCTGCGGACAACCCCAGGGGAATCGTGTGGACGGATAAGAAGCTGATTGTAAGGAGAATCGAGATCCAGCATAATGCCGGGGTTGGATCCCTGATGAGTGTGCTGGAATGTGAGGCTGATACGGATGGACCAGCAGGGGTGACGTTTTTTGTTGAAAACCCTATGGTAGAAGGTGGACCCGGTATTGAAATTCCAGATTTTGAAGATTATGACTGGCCGGGATTGCTTCCGGGTGACTGGGATTTTGATCCACCTTACTTACCACCAGAACCCATAATTCCTCCGGGTACTGGGGAATGTCCTACAGACTCGCCAGCAACAGGCCCATATAACATTGGACTCAATGGTGTATTGGATAATACTAACATTTCACTTGATGCAGTTATTGATGCTATTCTCCGCACAAGTGGTCATGATAGCCCAACAACCTACCAACTCAATGGCAGGTTTATGAAGTGGAATACAGATACAAACCAATATGAAGAAACGTTGGATGATGATTTCTACTCTGTAACTGCCTACGATATAAATGGAAATCTTGTTGCTACTGGTGTTCATGATGCAGTCACAGAAATCAATAAGCGAACCAGAACGGGAACGCTTAACGCTACTTCTGCGACACAGATTAGAAGAATAAAGATAGCTCTGGCAGATAGTGAATTATTACGGGTAGAGGATATAGTAGATAATTCTATAGGAGAATCCCCAGGTGGTTCTGGAGCTGTATATATTCCGGGAACACTCTCTTGGGGTAACTATGGAAATGGTTTGTGGATACGACAATTGAATTATAAGGTTACTGGAATATTTGGTGTTGGGGCACAAGGGGAAAGAAGCCCATATATTAGGTCAATGTTCTATATGATGCCAAAAGGAGGAAGCTGGCATAAAGGTATTCTTTATGGAACAAATCAGGCGTGGTATCGTGCAAGCCACACTGGTTCTTTGTATAATGAGAATTATGGATTACAGAAGATTAATAGTTATCATTGGTGTGGCACATTGGCCAATGTGCCACTATGGGAAATAACGCACAACCCGCCAGTTAGTAATACATCTTTGTTACATACAGGCATTAATGAAATAACCTTGAATTTAGCCAATCCGATGAGTTGTGCACAGGTACATGTTACATCGAGTGGTTGGTATGCTGGTAATGGTGTATATACACTTGAAAATGTAGAAACTTTGACATATCTTTGGTATGCGTCTCAATACAAAATTGTATTGAACTCAGCAACAATTTCTGGGGTATGTCCTCCGGCGGCAGTATGAGTAAACTAAGAAGAATACTTAAAAATAAGTTTGATGAAAAAGCGGACTCTCCTGTAATCTACTCTGGAAAGTTAGGGGATGGATTAGGGACAGTTAATGCAGGTAATGGAAAAGTTTATGTAAGAATTTCTAATACTGTAAATACTGCTTTATGTTCAGGCGTTCCTTACATCAATAATTTAGATGTATGGGTTGGATATACTGCTGATCTTCCAACAGTATTAAGAGTATTGGGACAACAGCCAAACCAATCATCGGTATATTTTGATGGAATTGGAAAACATGCCAGACAGCATGAGTGGATGGGGCAGGGCGTAGGTGGTGGTACGGATGTTCTAAGTGTTCACCTGCAGCAATTTCTTCCATTGATGGTATTTCCATATTCTGAATTTATCGTTGGGGTATATCCAGGAATTGCTTGGACTACTGGGGGCTATAAATTAATAGCTGATATTAATTCACATGGAAAACCAGTTCCTAAAATAATAGATTTACGTTCTTATTTTGCAACTACAAATAAAGAGCTTTATGTATTAATTGGTTTAGGCGATGATGGAAATTTGGAAGTTGTTGATGGGGAGGAAGTTGATAAAGGAACGCTGACCCTTGATAATATTCCAGCATCAACATCTACTATGAAATATAAGTTAGCTGCGGTTAGAAGATACAATGATCAATATGAAATTGTTGTAAACCGAGAAACTGTGGATATTGTAGATTTGCGCTTTCCAATGTGGAGAGCACCTAATTATAATGATTTGTTAGATATACCCACTACTTTTCCACCAGAGGAACATGTACATGATCAATACATGATCGACTTACTTGACAGTAGAGGGCAACTTCTATCTTATTATGAAACAATTGACGAATCTTATATTGAAAATGCTAATCAAACAGGAATACTTACAATATCAGGTGCTACTGCAACTGATGAAGCAATTATTCCAAATTGCACGCTAGAAATAACAGAACCAACTATTAGTAATGTCACAATCAAGGTAAATGTTTGGGTATCAAAGAATCATTTTGGTTCAGCAAAGACAGTTAGAATTAGAGTTAGACGTGATGATCTTGCAGGGGCTATTTTATGGTCAGCTGGTTATACAAGTATGACAATAGATAGCTCTGCTGGACATAACATACAATTCACAACTGAATTTATTGATGAAGAACCTACAACCTTTAAATATGTTCTTACGGTTCAAACCGAACAGAATTCCGCTGTTTACTCTGACACGAGAGAATTTTCAATTGAAGTAGATTCGGAAAGTCACCCGTATATTATTGATGTCGGGACAGAAGGACAACATTTAGTAGTAAATAATTTAGGATACCCCGCATGGGCTGATGATACTGGTGGTGGTGCTTCCGCTCTTGCTGATCTGACAGATGTTGATCTGACAGGATTAGCTGATGGTGATGTTCTGATATATGACGAAGCTTCTGGAGATTGGTTACCAGAAACACCTGCAAGTGGATCATCTTTGACGGTTCAGGAAATTGATACTACCCCTAGCGTTGCTAATGTATCAGTAATTAATATCACGAATGGAACATTGACCGATGATGGTGGTGGAGAGATTACTATTGATTTTGGTAGTGCTGCTACTGATGGATCAGCAATCCACGACAATGAAGCTAATGAGATTTCAGGGGTTACTGAAAAAACAACACCTGCTGACGATGATTTATTATTGATTGAAGACAGTGAAGCAAGCTATGTGAAGAAGAGCGTAAAAATCAGCAATCTTCCGGGGGGTAGTTCTGGTATGGAAAATCCAATGACAACTGCCGGAGATATTATTTATGGTGGAGCAAGTGGTACACCAACAAGGCTGGCAAAAGGAACAGAGGGTCATTATCTAAAACAAGGGGCAACTAATCCAGAATGGGCTGCTTCCGCTGGTGGTGGAGTGGAAACAGGATGGCCGGAAGTAACAAAAACAACGCCAGATTTAGATGATTTTGCCTGGATAAATCAAGGAACTGCTACTGCGGTTGAAGAAAATGGAGGAATATACTTATACACACCAGCAGATGCAAATTTTAATTATCGCATATTAAAAAAAGCAGCCCCAGCAACGCCTTATACTATTACTGCTTTATTTATCCCCACAACCATGAGTATAAACTATTCTAATTTTGGTTTATGTTTTCGAGAATCAGGAAGCGGAAAGATTGTTAGATGTGGATTGGTATTCAATAACACTTGGAATATATCTTCTGATAAATTAAACTCTCCAACCTCATATAATGCAGCTTACCAAGCAAGTGTGTTTGGATTATTTAACAGAGTATTTTTTAGAATAGCCGACAATGGAACAAATAGAATTTTTTCTGTTTCTCATGATGGCTCGCATTTTATAACTATTCACACAGTGGGAAGAACTGATTTTCTAACCGCCAATGAAGTTGGTTTTTATGTACACCCACAAAACGCCACTTTTGGAGTAGGAGCACTATTATTATCTTGGGTTGAGGAATAATAAAACCCATCACCTGTGTCTTCCTGCTCACTCAAATTCTTTATCCTACTTTGATGTATTATGTGATCAAGAATGCTGTTGCAAATGTTATTTATTCGGAATCAAAAGCCATGTAATAACAATTGAAATGATCACAATTGATTGATGAGGTAATAATCCAATAAATGCAATTGGTAAACTGTGATATGCAAAATAAGGACTTAGTAGTGGGGTAGCTGGAAATGCATAATTAAGTTTATTTTTTTTAATCGATTTATACAAAAGCCACAATCCAAGAGGGATTGAAAATGGCCAAAATGAAGAGTTCCAAGATACGTTGTTCCCAGTTAAATTTTTGTAATTAAGAGGATAAAAACCGAAAATTATAAAAGATATCAGAAAGAGGATAGAAACTGGCAAAAATACTGTAATTATTTCTCTCCATCTTCCTTTTTTCCATGCTTGAATAAGCCAGATAATGGATATCAATCCACAAGTTTGAGGTTTTGAAAGAACAAAGATTAAACCAATTTGAGGTGGTAAAAGAACTCCTATTACTGCGATAAAATCAATTTGTCCACTTGTTAATGCAACCATCACAAATGGGGACAATAATAGTACTAATGCAGTGATTATATTTGCACCAAATTTTATTAATAGATAAGAATAGGTTGCTACATTCAAAACCATTAATAAAGCAAAACCAATTTTAAATGGTAAGAATACGAGTGGAATAAGCGGAATTAATATCCAGGGCGGGTTATAAAATTGTGGTTCAAGATAAGGATTTCCAGATTCCAGTAGATGAAGTGTTGCTGATCTAAAAATCTGCCAATCAACACCTTCACAATTAGGGAAGAATAAAAAGAATCGAATTAAGAAGTAAGCTATTACAAAAATATACAATGCTGCCAAAGGTAAGAACTTCCAATTAATTTTCAAGCCTAATTTTCTTTTCATTTACCCTCCTTGTTAAATAATATTTATTATAGTCTCAAAAACTCCACCGGACTTGCTCTTCTGTGCGCTCTCTTAATATCCGACTGGGCAAGCCTGGAGTAATGCCGGACCATCTCTAGGTGTTCATGCCCGAGGATCATCTGCAGGGTGAAGATATCCCCGCCGGCCCTGAGATAATTGACCGAGAAAGTGTGGCGGAGTCTGTGTGGGTGGACGTGCGAGATCCCGGCGCGCGTGGATGCCCTGGTGAGCATCTTGAGAATGTAACCCCGCCTGAGCTGCCGGTTATGGTCCGTGACAAATACAAAATCATCCGGATAGAGCTCACCCCGGCTGGAATGATAGCGCCAGATCGCCTGGCTGGTGCGCGGGCTGAATGGGACGAATCGTTCCTTGGATCCCTTACCCAGTATGAAAGCACGCAGCTGTTTGAGATCGAGATCCTTGATTTGTAGATCACAAAGCTCTGAGACGCGCACACCATTATCCAGGATAAACAAAATGATTGCTACGTTGCGATCTGCACCGGGAAGTAAATTTTTACAGGTCTTTTTTCCGTGTCTGGCGTAGGATTTTGAATGGTAAACCGCATCCAGGAGCGATTTGATCTCCTGCTCCGGAAGAGGATCGATCACGCGCCTTTCGGGTTTGGCACGCTGCACGAACTTGATCGGATTCTCCGTGATGATCTTGTTGATGATCATCCAATCGAAAAAGGTGGAAAGGGTGGAGTGGTAATTGGAGAGGGTCTTGTTGGATAGATCGGTAAAGCCTGCCAGAAAAGCATTGATCTGATCGATGCCGATGTCGGAAACCTGTGTGTCACTTCCGATCTGCTTTGTGAGCTTATTGAGCGTGTTCGTATAGTCATTTACTGTGTTTTGTGAGAGGTGCCTGGCTGAGAGGTTGATGAGATAGCCTGCAATGGCCTGAGAGAGGGTGATTTTTGTATTCATTAACCGTGCGTCCTTTCGTAATAGAATTAATATTCTGATAATATGTTCTATCATCTGATAATAAAAAAAGCGGGATACTGATGACCTCGCCGGAAACGTTCCTTGATGCAATTTGTTGAGGGTACTGGTGGTGATTTTAGTAATTTTTGTTACCTTCGGCATCACAGATAAGCAAATCATCTCTCCGTGATGCCTTTGGTAGCGTTTAGTCGGGGCGGGCGGATTTGAACCGCCGACCTCACGGACCCGAACCAAGATGCCAAAGGTTGTTACTGTTTGCATCATTTGGTGGCGTTTTGACTGTCCGTGATGCAATTGGTAGAACGTGCCGGGAGTGCGGAGGTTTGATTTTTAAGGTGCTGAGATTGGATTCTTTAAGTCTTTTCATCTTGCATATTTTCTATTTATGTTCTATTATTAGTACAGTTGTTCTATAATAAAGGGGTTTCGCTGTGGATATTACTTTTTTTGATAAGGATCATTTGTTTAAGTTTGAGCTGGATTTGAATCCGTGTTTTTTTAATATGGATTCTGCCAGCTCTTCCGCTCCCTCCGATGAAGAGGTTATTTCACGTTCTTTGAAGGTTTCGCGGATCTCGCGTAAGGCGTGTTCTAATTCTGATCGAAGTTTGTATGGCAAGGAATCAATCAGTTCTTCCTGAGTTTCCGGCATTTCATAACCAAGAATTTTATATATAGTTTCATCACCCAGTTTATTGGCGATTTTGACTGCGGTTTTTAATCCTATTGTTTCTCTTACTCCATTCATTATGTGGGATACATAACTCTGGCTTAGCTGGAGATATTCTGAAAATTCAGAAATGCTGGCTTTGCCATTTTCCAACTGCCATTCAAGGTATTTTTTTTCCAGCCATTTTGATAATTCTGATTTCATCATTTTATTTGTACCAATTTCATTAAATAAAGTAAATGGGTATTGACAAATCTAATACTATTGTGTAATATCAATACAAATGTATTAATTAAATACAAATGGACAAACGGAGCGGAATGGAACATACAATCCAAGAAATTACGAAAAGATATTTGGAAGAGCGAAACATGCAGGAGTTTGCCAATGGTTTGGGGATCAAGGCAAGCCGGCAAGCGGTTCACCACTGGAAAGAAGGAAACCAGCTGCCCAGCATGATGACTTTGCTTTCTGTGTTGGCCTCTCCCACTGCGGAGGGTTGGGCGAAAGCCTGGGCGGGGGAATGTTCTGCAATTTTGCTCAGGCAGACAGTAAAAAATTAGGGAGGAATCACACGGTGGATCAATTGGGGATTTCATATATTCAGGATATAGCGGAAGTTCTGGTTTTTGAAATAAGGCTCGATTTCGGGCATCTTTTGGCTGTGTTTTTGGGTCTTATTATTTTTGGGACGATTTATAACCAGGTGGTTGCCTGGCTGGAAGCGCGCAAGTTTTCCGAAGGATACATGGGTTTTATCGTTGCCGGTGGTGTGATGATCACGCTGCTGGGTGTGGCGATTGTGAGCATTCAGGCTGCTTTGATTGCGCTGGTTGCGTTTTTTGCGAGCGGGATCCCGATGATCCTTGGATCGGTTATTCGTTATGCGCGAAGGCGTGAACAGGCTCAGCTGGATTTGATTAGTAAGGTGGATCGTGAGCTCTAAACCGCGTGAATGGCCGAATGTGGCCAGGGAAGCACGTGACCGGGCAGCGGAGGAGGCGAATCGCGGTTATTTTGCGATCCGGCCGATGCTTTTGAAGGATATGACGGAGACGGAGCAGATCCGCCGGATTGCGATTGCGCTGGATGCTTTTAATTTGATCTCCAGGCATTTGGAAAATGTGGGTGCGTGTACCCGCCCTGAATAGAGCGGAGGTTTTGGTGTTAGGTTTTAGGTTTTAGGTGAAAGGAAAAAAGATGGAATTATCGGAAAGTGAAGGATATAAAAAATTATTAGCAGTTGTTACAAAAGATCTTAATGAAAATAATT